AAAGTATGTTGATAATACCCCTGTTGGTGTTCAACCTGCTTGGAAAGATTGGGGCGGAAAACTAGAACAAGAGATTTACTGCTCAAAGAAGAAGGTAAAGAATGAATTACATTTCTTTGCTGAATTGATTGGTTCAAGAACTAACGGTAACTTGGTTGGAAAGAAATGGACTGTGCGTGAAGGAACTCCCCCTAATATTCAATGGAATGGTATTCCTGAATTAAGGGAGGGAAAGATTTGAACCCAATGTGGAAACAACAAGTCGGTAAAAGTTTTGTAATAGCGTCTAAAGTAGGAGAAGTTTTTTCAAGGAGAAAACTACAACTAACTGACTATATTTCTCCTAATTTTTTCTTTGTTGATAAAATAGAAGGAATTACAATAATAATTAAAAATAACAACATAATGCAAATGGAAGAGATAAAATGAAATTCGTAGTAAATAATAAACAAATGGAGAAAGCACTTTCGGACATACAAGGTAAAGGAAAGTATCTAGGTAATGGTGGGCTAAGTTCATCAAAAATGGGAACATACTTCTATATGACATTAACAGACAATGTACTGGAAATATGGAACGGAGATATGACATTTGGATTAAACATTACAGTTGAAGTAACTGGAATAAGAAACGGTGCTTTTATTGGCGATGCCGCATTAATTATACCTTATCTCAAAAAGTTTGGTGAAGATGTATTGTTTGATGTTGGTGACTTTTTGAAACTTACTTCGGGTAATAGAAAGGCTTCTTTGCCAATGGTAGTTAATCATCCAAATATGGAATCTATTTCCCGTATTAGGGAAATGGTGAAGCACATATCCTATGAAGAAGAATTAGATAAACTTTGGTCTTTTGGAGCGCATAATTTTGAAGGTGCATTTAAACTGAGTAGTGAAACATTTAAAGAAGCATTAGGGCTTTGTGAATTAGTGAAGAGTGGTGTTTATAAATTAAATTATCTTGGTGGTAATGTAACCTTTTCAAGTAGAACAACTGCTTCAAATCAATATGAACAAACAATTCAATTAGCATTAGCGATGGGAGAAGATGCAACCCTTGAGTATTCGGGGCCTTTGCACAATTTCTTTGATAAAGAACAAATCTTAAACTTTTATATTAAGGATGAATTTCCTTTACTTATTGTAGCAAACGATAGAAAAATATTGAAAGCCCCGTATTCGGGTGGTAATTAAAATGATAATTAGTAAATGTATAGATGATAAACATATTTATTCTGCATGGAGAGAAAACGGAGAGCGTAAGTTTAACTTAGAAGCGTTTGACCCTTATTTCTTTATTGAAGATAGTGAGTTTGAACATGAGAAATATTCTGCTAGTAAGCATATTACTAGGCCCTTTAAATATGAAAAGGGTGATTGGGTTTCTTTAAAAGGAAAGCCATTGAAAAAAGTAATAGTAGAAAAAGCCAGTGATATTTACAAGGCTCGTAAAATGTGGAATACTACTTATGAAGCAGATGTACCTTTTGGCTTTCGATATGCCATTGATAAGGTAGATAACATGCCGGAATATAAACTGCGTAAATGGTACTGGGATATGGAATGGCAACAAGGTGGAGAACATCATGATAAGATTACTACTATTGTAATGTATGATAATTATGATAAAGAGTATTATCAGTGGGCTTGGTTTCCTAATTATGAAGGAGAAGAGTATTTACACTTTAATAATGAAAAAGAAATGATTGAATCCTTTATTCGAGTTATGGTAGATAAAGACCCTGATATGTTAATAGCATGGTTTGGATTGAAATTCGATTTGCCTAAATTGCTTGAAAGGTGTTGTGCATTGGACATCAACCCTATGCTTATGTCTCCAATTAACCGAATAGAAGGCGTTAAGAAAGCCGGAAATGGGTTTGTTTTCAGTAAGGTTGAAAGTGGATTCTCGCCCATACAACAACCATTAGGGGGCCGCATAACCCTCAATTTAGACCTAGCCTTTGAGAGACAGTGGAATGATTCACAAAGAGGAACATTACCCTCAATGAGTCTTGAATATGTTTCTCAAACATTATTCGGTGAAGGCAAATCAAAGGAAACTATTTTTGAAGACCCCAATGAATTTTATCGTAGGGGTTGGCTTGAAGATACAGAAGCATATTTAAAATATGCTATAATAGATGTTGAATTACTTGTAAGAATAGATGAAACAAACTTCTGTAGTGAGGCTATTATTGCTTTACAAAGATTGCTCAAAGCACCGTTTGAAGCGTGTTTTTATGCAAGCCATATGGGTTCTATTTACTTTATGCGTAATGCAGATTGGATTTGTAAGACTGGAAGTAAAGTCGATAAAAGAGAAGAATATGAAGGTGCTATGATATACGACCCTCTTAGTGAAGGTACAAATGGATTACATCTTAATGTAGCGGCTTTTGATTTTGCCGGATTGTACCCATCAATGATGATTGCTAGAAAGATTTCTTGGGAAACTAAAAGTGAAGAACAGACTGAATTTGCAGTTAATATTGCAACTCCAAGAGACTTTAGCCCTGTAGAAAGAAAGCACATGTTGTATTATAAAACAGATAAATTAGGACTATTGCCGAGAGCAGTTCTTGAATTGAAAGAGTTGCGAAATGAATATAAGCGTCTTATGCGAGATGCAAGAGAAAGTGGAGATGATTTAGAAGCAGTTAAGTGGCATAATAATCAAATGGCTGTAAAGCGTTTAATGGCATCTTTTTATGGCATTGTTGCATTTCAAGGGTTTGGTTGGGCCGATGTTAATTTGGCCGCAAGCATTACTGCGAGTGCAAGAGAAGCAATTAGATTAGCGGCGTTTAAGGCAAAGGAGATGAAAGTATGAGAACTAATATTCTTAACGGAGGTTGGTCGCTAAATCCTCCTAATCCAAAATTTAGATGTTGGAAATGTGATAAATATAAAGTATCAAAGAAAATGAATAAATTGGGTAATTATTGCTTACAGTGCTATAAGGAGATGAAAATATGAAATATGTTACCCAAACAGTTCTTGATGAAGAATACTATAAACTTTCTAAAGTAATCAAGAAAAACCTAGACCCCCTTTCTAAAGACGAATTAATTTATTTACTAATTAGGTATTTGATAGAGGTGAAAGTATGAAATGTAAAAAACCAATAAAACACAACCCTCAATTTGAAGGAAAGATTAACTGCAAACAATGTGAAAGAGAAGCAAAGGAGATGAAAGTATGAGTTGCGTATATTTTATTAGACATAAGACTACTAAACCTATTAAGATAGGTTATACCGAAAAAGAAACACCCTTAGATAGAATTGCTACTATGGAAACAGGTAGTCCTTTTGGAATTGAATTATTGGGCTTTATTGAAACAAATAATGCTAAAAAACTAGAAGTAGAACTACATGAAAAATATGATTCTTTTAGAACAAAAGGTGAATGGTTTGATATTTCTGAAGAAGAGGTAAAATCTATTCTTAAAGAACATAGCACAATAAATATAAATTCTCTTCAAATACTTAGGGCTTTCTTAATTAAAGAAAGGTTAACTCCAAAAGAAGTGACTGACATAGTTAAATGGCATAAACAATATTATAGCCACCCAATAGATGAAGAAGTTCTTAGTTCAAGAAAAGAGTCGTTTAGTTTGGCAGTTAGTAAGTTTTACAAGGAAAAACTTATTCCTAAAAATGAACAGATTGCTACAAAAGTCATAGTGACTTGGCTTTGTAAAGAACTTAACTTAAGTCGTTCACAAGTTTATAAATATATGAAAGAGTATAGAAGTGAATTTTTTATAAATAAGAAAAAGGGAAGAGCGTCTTTTTTGTTGCTTAAGGAGTTGAAAGAATGAAATTATTAGAAAGATGGATATATGAAGCGATGTTTGAATTTAATGGAATATTTACCGTTGACGAATTAAGAGACAAAATTGTAGCAAAGAAAGGCAATAGTATTTATATTGGAAGCAATACACAAATTGCATCTTATTGTAAAAAGTACGGTACGCTTGTTGCTCCTAGAACATACAGGAGGAAATAACATGACAAAGATAAATGGGCGAATGAAAAAATGGGTTAAAGAAGCAATTCAAAACCAAGAAGAACCATTTACTGCAAGTGAGATATATTCAAAGATTTTAGAAGACAGGGGCAATAGTATGTATATTACTAGCGTATATTCTGTTGGTGCTTACTTGAGTCAAATATGCGAAAAGAAAAAAACAAAAGAAAAAAATTTATATTGGAGAAGAGAAAAATGAGAACTAAATTTGTAACAGTTAAAGTATCATATGATACAGAAGAGACTTGGGATATTACTTTACAAGAAGTAAAAGAAATATTTCAAATGATGAATAACTTGAAGCGTCACGCTATCATTGTAAATATAGAACAAGGTGTGAATAAGAATGATGATGGACAGGACTAATCAGTTATTAGAAGAATTGCTCGCTATGATAGCAAGGTCAAATAAGATATTGATGATGGTAAATATCGTGAACATAGCAACCATTATAACAATAATTACGGTGGTAATATGAATAAACTAGAGAAAATGGAAAAGAAAATAAAGATGCTAGAAGAGGAAGTGGAGGATTTGTACTCTATAAATAAAAAACTATTAAAGATGTATAAAGCAATACAGGAACTACAAGACCAGTTTGACTCTCCCGCTATGAAATTTATATATTATTTGGAGTGATAAAATGTTTTTACTTATTAAAATACTAGTACGCTTTATTATTAACGATTTGAAAACATTCTATAATGGAGTAATTATGATTATTAGTGAAGGTGTGGAGGCTCAAAAATGAAAGTAGTATATGGACATACTGATTCTATTTATGTTCAAATAGATTCAGTTGAAGAAGCACAAGCGGCTATAAAAGAAATAGAATCTTCAGTGAGAGAACATTTTCCTAATGTAATGGGTCTTGAAAAACATCCTGTTGTTTTGGAATTTGAAAAGTATTATTCCGCATTGGGTGTCGGAGCAACAAAGAATAGAAATGCCGGTATGATTACTTGGGATGATGGAGAGTGGTTAGAAAAACCAAAATTTACAATGACTGGATTTACTGCTAAGAGAGTAAGTGAAACTCCTTTTGCTAAAGAAATACAATTATCTATTCTAAAAAAGTGGGTTACAAAAGAACCATTAGGTAAAATAAATATTCATTTATTTGAAATATATCGTTCTGTTAAGAATGGAGAAATACCCATTTCTTCCTTAGTAAAACGAAGCAGATTAAAAAGTGAGAGATTTAAAGTAAAGTGTGTAGAATGTAATTCTAAATATAACTTAGAAGATTGTATTAATTTTAAATGGTGTAAAAAATGCGGCACCGAAACAAGTAGATTTGTTACCTTACAAAACAAAAGACCTAGCGTAGGTTCAGGTATTGCCGGTGTTTTGTATGCTAAACAAAAGTTAGATATGACATTTGATGATTCATATTTATTTCTAAAAGTCAACCACGACGATACATTTATCAACCCGTTGACTAAGGAGGAAAAAGCAGTACAGTATATATCCGGCACAACCTATGAAGACTTCAATGATTATGAACCGGATTGGCTTCACTACGCAGAACAGGTCTTGAAAAAGGCAGAGCCCGTTTATAGGGCTATGGATTGGGACTTATCAAGCATAAGAACAGGAAAATTACAAACAAAATTGGATGAGTGGTTTTAAATGAATAATGATGAAAAATATAATGCAGTAATTTCTGCTATGAGCGAATACACCTATGACTGGAAACCGGAGAATTATGATGACCCGACTAAACCTATATTGAAAATAACTAAGTCTTCTCTTGGGTCATTCGATTGGTGTAATAAAAAGTACGACTTTTCTTACATTCAAAGATTACCTCAAGACCAAACGGAGGCTATGCGTAAAGGAACGGTTTTACACAACCATAGAGAGGACTTTTTTAATGACTTTGATATTAAGAAAGCAGAAAGCATGACACCTCTTGAGGTTGAACAATATGTTAATGCTTTAACTCCCATTGATGAGTATTATGATATCTCACTAAATGTAGCATCCTTTGAAACTAAGAGGTACTTAGAATCAAGAGCAGAAAATAAGACAGATGAGTATTTGCCGGTTTGTAATGAAGGTATGTTTGATGCCGAAATAACTATTGATGCAAATACAAACCCTAAATTTCCTTTGACTAGAGACTACAAGATACATATTCAAGGTATTATTGATAGGATTTTTATGGAGAATGGTGGCTATGTACCTTTTGAATACAAAACTGGGCCTTGGAAGGATTATAAAGCAACAGGAATGCGTAAAGAAATGGCATTTTATCAATTACTGATTGAGAATGCAGAACCGGAAGTATTGATTAAGAATGGATTACAACCAAATGTGCCTGTAACTCATTGGGGTTGGTACTATCCTGTTTCTAATTATGTCTTTGCACAACCTGTAAAGTCTAGGTCTATGACTTCTGTTATGAATAATATAGCAAAACTAATTTGGGCCTATGAACAGAAGCAGTTTCCTACTAAGTTCTTTTGGAAAACATGTTCTTTTTGTAGTTTCTTTGGAATATGTGATGCAGCACAAGAAGATACATGGGTGTGATTATATGGACAATATACATAAAGTTGCTAAAGATGCAATAACAATTTTATTACATCTTGGCAAACATGATGAAGATATACAAGGATATGCAGAAGCACTTCTAAATAGATTCGAGGCGATAAAGTATGAACAATGAAATAATTAAAATAAAGGTATTGGCTAGGTCTTGGACATTTAGCGAAATATCAAATCTCAAAAAGACAATTGATTCTTTATGTAATGAAATATATAGCGAATCAAAACTCATTGAAAGATTTGAACTTATCCGAGAGGTAAAAATAAACGAAGGTTTCGTAGGGCATACTTTTGAAGATGTAATGCGGGATGCAATAAAAATTAAACTCTCCGGTGAAATTGCCGGAGTAATTAGAGATATGCTAGATACAGCAACAGTAGATTTTGGAGGGAATAAAAATGAAATATCCGAGGGAAGTATGGGCAGGGAGCCACATAAAGAACGCACCACAAATGAAAAGAAGAATAGCATTCTCGAAGAATGATTACATTGATTTTGTAAATGCACAAAACAATAGGACTAATGTATATACTACTGTATATGATTTTGAACACTTTTCGGAAACTGCAAAAATAGATTCGTCAGTAATATTAGATAGAATTTTTCTAGATTTTGATGCACATGGAGAAAGAATCGAAAAAGCATTTCGTGATGTTAAAGTAGTTATGGAATTAGTTTTAGAACAAGAATTTGAATATACATTATTTTTCTCAGGTCGTGGTTTTCATATGTTTATTTTTGGTGAAGAAGTTGAGGACATGAGAAGTATTCAATATTTCTTTAGGGAAATAAAAACATATTTGATTTCAAAGGTGGGTAATGATATCACTCTTGATGATAGGGTCGGACAAAAGACTCGATTAAGAAGAGTACCGAATACTGTAAATATGGCATCTTCTGATAATAACGGCAATCCTTACTATTGCATACCTCTACTTGAAAAAGACCTTTCAAAAGACATAAACCACATTCTTTCTTTAGCATCAACTATGCGCCTTTTACCATTCAAAAAAGGTGGCAAAAACAAGGTCAAGTTTCCCAATGCACCCCCCATCGAAGAGGTTGAAGGCGAGATTTCTGTACCCTCCCACAATGGAAAATTACCGATACTACCATGTTTGCACAATGCTATCATGGTAGAAAATCCCTCTCATATGGCAAGAGCGTACCTCGTTTCTTGGTATAGAGATTTGTTGACACAAAGAAGAAAATTAATAACAACCGAACAAAAGAAAAAAGTATTAGAGATAATAGTATCAGAAATTAAAAACTTAGTAGATAATAACGAAGGAATATGGCTAGACTGGAATGAAAACGAAACAAGAAAACATGCACGATTTACAGTGTTTGGGAATTACAAAACCCCTTTCTGTAAAACTGTGCTAATCCCCGATGGATATTGCGTGGGGAAGTGTTGGCGATATCCAACCTTTTTAGATAAGGAGGAATAATATGTTAATTATAGACAGTAGAGAAAAAGAAGGTTCTAGATTAGTAAAACTAGTCGAGAATAAAGCGAAGGCCCTAAATATTCAAACAGAAAAAAAGTGGCTTGAAATAGGTGATTATGTATTTGATGATGTTTGTTTTGAAGCAAAGTCAACAACTGATTTCCTAGGTTCAGTAATAAGTAAAAGACTTTGGACACAAATAGATAACATGGATAGGCATTACAAAACAAATGTAGTTATTATTTATGGCACGATTGAAGATGCAATCTTTGATGTAAAGAAGTATTCAAAATCTAATATTCAAGAACCTGCAAGAAGTATTATGTTAAATAATAAATTCTTAGGTGCAATAGGTAGAATAACATTAGATACAGACATAAAGGCTTTTTGGGTTCCCACTGAAGAAGAAGCGTCACTAATTATTACAGCAATATGTAAAATGAAACCTATACAAAGGGATGTAATAAGACCTGAAATATTTAAGCGGATTTCGACTGATGATTTAAGACTTGATGTTCTCACAAGTATTAAAGGAGTATCAATCAAAAAAGCCAAACTCTTAATAAAAGAGTATGGTTCTATTATGGAAATAGGAGAACAAACAGAAGAGGAATTGCAGTACCTCGATGGCGTAGGGCAAGTTTTAGCAACACGCATTTTAAATACTCTAAATTCTGAAAAGAAGGTGAAAATATGAATAATGATGAATATGATGAAGAATATGGAAATGAAATTTATGAAGATTATAAACAGGCGAGTGCTGTTTTTAAACAAAGCCTACCGGAGGTAGTAAAAGACTTTCAAGAAAAAGCGATGAATATATCGCACTTTAATGAAACTCCTGCTGTGATTAGTTTCTTTACAATATTAGGGCAAATATGTAAAGATTTTATTGCAATACCTTTTGAAGAAGAATATGAAGATACTAGAATACATTTTCTTCACATTCAAACTTCGGGTACAGGTAAAACAACATTGTCTAATTTTGTTCAACCAATTGCTAGAAATGTCTTTGAAAAAATAAACGAAAAACAAAAGCATCCATTTAATATGAATGTAGAAGTTCCTCTAAAAAATGAAAATGGTAACATTGAAAAAGATGCTAACGGTAATCCTATAATGCACTATGAAAGAAAAAGGTTTGATGTTTTTTCTGTTCAAGTAGCAACATCCGCCGCACTTGTTGGACATTACGCTATTCAAGATGAAATGGAAACAGACGATAATGGTAACTCTAGATTTACCGGACAAAAAATCCAAGTTAAAATGAATGGTGCTTTAGAAGGAAGTGGCTTGGCTCATTGGGATGAATTTGAAAGGTCTGGTATTTTTAGCCCTAATTCTCATCAAGTGGATATGGTTGTATTTTTAAATACTATGCTAAATACATTACATGGTGATTCTTGGGTCATGAAAAAACAACTTAAAGAAGGAGATACAGTTGAAACATTCGGAGAGCGTTCAGTATTAGCCATGACTTATCCTCCAACTGAATTAAATAGAATTATGACAGAAACAGGTTTGCTCCAAAGAATGCTTTGTTATATTCGAGAAGTTCCCGAATCAATTCAACATAATATACGAAAGAAGAAAATTAGCAAGTTTGGAAAGTTTAAAGATAGACAAGGGGCTATGGATAATTTTTCAGATAAGTTTATAGAAATGTATGACTTAGTATTAGAAAGATATGAAGAAATGAAAAAGGAAGGAAACTCAGATATTGAAACAAAATGTAATATGATGGTTTATACTAAAGATGCAAATGACTATCTTGATTTGGAATATGAAAATATGATTGGTTACATAAATGACTGTGGATTGTTTGTGAGAGAAGTATCAAACCTGTTTATTAACAGGCTATATATCATTACTTGCAAATTAGCAGTATTGTGTTCAGTGGCCCAAGCACCTTATATTAAAGATGAATCAAAGAGATTTCAAGTAACAAGTCAAAATGTTAGACAGGCAGGGGCCATCACCCGACAATGTTATATGTCATTGGTAGAATGGCTTGAACGGAGCCTAAAGGAGAAGCGTATGGCCTCTCCCGTTTTCAATACAAAGCCATTTAAAGAAAAATACGAAGAGATGGCTAAAAAGACAGAAGATGGTTGGGTGAATAGAAAATTATATTTAGCAGAAATGAGAACTATAATTAAGAAAGGGGCTACAAGAACACATGAAATATTTAATCAACATGTAGCATCTAAATTTGAAATAAAATATATTGGTAGAGGTCAATATATTAAACTAAAGGAAGTGAAAATATGAAATACGAAAATACATATGTCGTTTTTGACATAACGAAAGGCCCGAAGGTAATAATAGAAACTCTCGATACTTATGGTGATGAGGGTTGGGAATGTTGCAGTATGCTATCAGTAGCAAATACTAATATTGTAGCATTCCTAAAGCGCAAAATTGGCGGAGAAGAACATGTCGATGAAGAAAGCGCAAAGATTTCTAAACTTTGGTCTAACGGTTCGTGATGTTTATGTCAGTATTAGCACTAGATATTGAAACTAAAAACATGTCACATGAAATTGGTGGATTTGCCAATACTCATATGTTTCAAGTTTCAACAGTCGCTACTTGGGATGGAAACACAGGAACGGTTTATGTTGATGAGCCGGTTGGTTCTTTTGCTAAAAGTGGGCATATAGTTAAATCATTACAAGAATTAAAATATGATTTAGATGACCATTTTCAAAAGGGTGGAAAATTACTAGGTCATAATATAGTAGCGTTTGATTTACCCATTCTTAGAGACTCAATGGATATATACTGTATTCATAAATATTTAAACAATAAACAATACATTGATACTAGTAAAGACTTATTAAAGGGACACGGTGAAAGATTTCAACTAAAAAACTTAGTTAAATGTACGATGGATGATTTCAAACTCATGGATAGTGCAGATGCTCCTAGGTTATGGAAAATGGGTAAATATGACGAAGTAGTAGAATATTGTATGAAAGACACACAGTTAGTATATGACTTGTGGGGATATGGAAAAGAGAATGGTATTGTTAAAGCATTCTCTATTGAAAAAGAAGAATTTATAGATTTAGGAGTTGAATGGTAATGTCTACAGCAGAATGGTTCGGACTCTTTATTTTCTTAATAGTAGTTTCTCTACTATTCTTTGCCGCATTCGGTGGTTCTAATATCACCGAACAAAGCGTCGATGAATATATTAAGAGACTACTTAGAGAAGATAAAGAAGGCGAAAACAAATGAGTTTAAAACAAACTTGTAAGTATTGCGGAGAAGGTACTCTAGCGAAGCGTATCTTAGGTTTTTATGTTGGTTCTAGTGACCAAGTTAAATTGTGGGAATGTAGAGAATGCTTTAGTATTTGGAGTGTTAAAACAAAATAAATTAAATAGTGGGTCGGCTCTTTTGAGTCGGCTCACTTTTTTTTGTGATTTTTTTTGGTCTTTAAAATTTAATAGTTATTTCATTTGCATTTAAAATACATCTTCAGATAAAAACCAAGTCGTAATAAAGCCAAAAATAAGACTAATTATAAAAGCAATAGATAAAGGTATCATTTTAAAACAACCTTAAAAATAATCACAATATTGCTATATCTACTATGAATAGAGTTGTCGTTGTTCCTGCTGTATTAGTTACTGCCAATTCAATTTCGTAAGTGGATTGATGAGATGCTTGACCACTACCATTTATTGTAAAAACAGGGTCAAATCCTGCACTTGTCCCACTAGTAGGGGAAAAGGCAGTAACTAAATTATCAGGGTTACTTCCTTCTGTCAAAGACCAAGCAATAGAAGTTTCTGTTCCTGTCCAATTACCATTGAAACCTAATGTTACACTATCTCCTGCCGATACAGGTACAAGTTCTGGGGGAACATCGTCTTCTGCGAATCCACCAATAGTTACAGTTATTCTACTATTAGTTGCTCCGAAATCATCTCCTGCTGCTCCATTACCCGAATCATCTTTACTAAATAAGTCACTAACTGCCGAAACCGATGCACCATAAGCATAAGAATTAATAATTATAGTTCCCATAGTATCATGTCCTATATCCATAAAGTGTGACCTTTAAACCTTTACCGGCTGTCGAAGAGCCTATTTGGTCTATATCAAAAGTAATTAAAGCATCATTCGCTAAAGCGGGGCCAGCACCACCAATAACTGCGGCAGTTGCAGCAGTTAAAGAAGTTTTTTCACCTGCATCTATTGATAGTTTAGTAGTTAAAATAGTAGAACCTGCTTCATTAATATCTACAACTATTGTTGAACCCACTGGGGCAGTATTTACAGTAGCCTTAACTGATGTTAATGTCATAGCAAAAGGCATATTAAAAGTAGCCTTTGAAGTTCCAGTTGCTAAGTTAGTGCTTTCATCCGACAAGGAAATAATAAATACTTCTTCATCTAAACGGATATCATTACCAGCGTCATTAGTAAAATATAATTGATTTGGCGTAGCGTCTTTAACCCAAAGTTGTCCATAAGAGTCTAAGTCAGCAGTAGCCGCCGATTGTTCTTTAAACATCATTGAACCTTCAAGAGATAATTTAGAAGTATGGGCAGAAGTAGGAGTAACTCCAATTCCAACCTTATCTTCTCCTGCATCACAAATAAGAAGTTCTGCATCACCATTACCTTCTACTCTAAAATCAACATCTTTAGAATCTTCATTTATTACAGTTTCTCCTGCTACAATAGAAATTCTTTTATTCACTGTGTTGTTTTTTGCTGTTCTTATGTGTAATTTTCCGTCTTCGGAACCTGTAGTTACAGTCTGCGCTTCGGTGAATATGTCTGCATAAGTAAAAGTAGCAAGAGTTCCCGAACCATTATCATTTTTACCTTGAAATTTTAAATGTCCTAAATCATCACCATTTGCAGGAGAAGGTGAATCTCTAAAGAATACAACATCGGGTGCAGCAGAACTCCCACTTTCGGTTGATTCTATTAGTATTTGGGCAGTTGAAGCACTTGAACTTTGAATGTGTAATGTCGCTGAAGGAGAAGTATTGCCAATTCCTACATTACCGGATGAACCTTGAACAAAAAAGGCATGAGATTTAGTTCCGCCTTCAACACGGAAATCAATATCTATTTGCCCTTCATTTATACTTACTTCACTACCACCCATCCTCATATATTCAACTAAATCTGTTCCTGCTCTAGCAAGACTAAACAGCATTCTTCCATCTTCTGTGCCTCCTGTTTCATCTAACATATCAGCAAAAATACTAGCGTAACTGTGGACATTTCCTCCATCATCTTTTCCTTTCCACTTAATATGTCCTATATCTAAAGAACTACCTGTAGGGGTGGCACTTCTAAGAAAAACAAGTTCAGGTTCATTAGCATCTGTTCCAGTGTTTTCTATTAAGATAGTAGGTTTAGACGCCGCAGTAGACGCTAGATGAAGCATTTCACTAGGAGATGAAGTTCCAATACCAATACTATCACCATCAAAAGTAATATTAGAAGAAACTAGGTTTTTACTAGCATCAGTAGCAACTGCTTTACTTGCAGTTAAACCACTAAAATTAGCACCAGTAGCAGCAATAGCATTATTAAAGATTGCTTTACCCGCTTCGGACATATCTAATGTTAATGCAGTTATTCCACTACCACCATCGTTTCCTTTAAAAATAATATCTTTATCTGAGACAGCAGAAGTAATTTCTGTATCGCCACTATTTGAAGCAATAGATAAAGTTTCAGTGTAGCCCGAAGAATCATATCCTACACTTAATGTATTCTCTTTTTTACTTGTTGTGAAGTATTGAACCATTCTTGTTGATGTTGAAGTATCATCATCGGCAGAACCCCCAACAATTTTAATCAAAGCGATAGGAACATCACCGTCAACAAAAGCAGGAACAGCATTAGTTGTTGTATTAACACCTCTTAATACCATAGTGTCATTACTTCCACCACCATCAATAGCAACTAAAAACAAATACATGTCAGAAGAAACTGGAGTAATATCTACTGCACCAGTTCCCGAATTATATGAAGTATTCATGTTAGTTGCAGATAAAGCATCTACTGTGTGTAATTTGCCATCTCTATATACTTTACCGGCAGTAACAGCAATAGTTGTAAAACTACCACCATCAGCAAAAGTAATATTAAAATCACTTGCGGTCTTAACTGCATAGTTTCCTCTAAGTGCTTGACTTAATGCTTTTACTAATCCAGTATGAGGAAAATCTATTGAGTCAGTTATTTGTGTTGTTGGCGTACCGGAAAGGGTGCTGTAAAAATAAGGATTATTAACCATTTTATTCTACCTCCAAAAAGAAAAAGAGTTCTAGTGTTTCACTTGTTCCGAATGGGCCAAGTCCATCAAAATTATGTCGAATCAATAAGTTACCCGAAGAATCAAATATTCCTGCTTCTCTAATAACTGAACTTGACATTCCAGCAGCATTTCCAGAAATACTCAAATGAACCTCAATAGTATTTTCATCCGACTTAGTTGCTACTAAAGAAACTGTTGTTCCCAAATCAACATCTAAAGCAGTTTGTGTAGAATATGTTGAATTACCACCAACTCCAATTTTACCATTATTTACTAATGTGCCTTGTATGTGAGTTGCAATCAATTCTTTCATTTTATCAGTTATCAAAATTCTTCCTCCAATAAATCTGTCGTTGTTGTGCCAGCCCCTACAAACCCAAGTGTGAAGGTTCCCGTATTTAAAGCCCCGCTAAATCCTAGTTTTGTTCCTGCTGTGGATGCTCTTTTTTGAGCAACAAACTTAATCAATTTTAAATTAACATCATCTAAGAAATTTAATTCTATTTTATCAGGAACATCACCTGCTGTTTCTGCTAATGCTTGTTGTTGAGTTATTTGTATTTCGGCAAACCTATCTTCTAACTGTTTGCTATATCTACCCAACTCTAGAATTAACATTCCTCTCATAGTATGAGTTATTTGCAATACTAAATATTCTGCAAACTTTATATTTTCTCTAGGCAATTCTAAAGACACAATATCTCCTGCTTTTAATTGGCCTAATCCCTTATGCCCAACTTCAACTTTAAGTTTAGAATTAAATTCACCATGTAGTTTCAACAGTTCATTTGCTCTTTTATTAACTTCTTCCTGTGTTACTAATTGAGCATCATATTCTCTTAAAGACTTTACACCTATTTTATTTATGCTTCTTAAGTTTTTCTTTGTGCTTTTGTGTTCATTACCAACAACAGTTACGCTATTGCTAAAGTTATACATTGTATTTAATTTTTCTACTCTAAAAACATCAATGTTAGTATTTTCAGTACTTATATTAACTCCCGAAAAGTTATCAACGCTAGTTTTATCAACAATCGTTAAAACTCCATTTACTTCCGTCAATACTTTATTCTTTTTACTCATGATAAAACTGATTGCTTGAAATAGATTCACTCCTTTAAAATCGGGTGCTAAAAAGAAAGGATATACTGTATTCTTTGTTAAAGAAAAATTAATATTATTTTCTTGAAGCATTTCTTCAATAAGGTCTTCTGCTTCCCTACAGATGCTAACACCTGTACCTATGGTCGCTCTTTTAACACTGTTAGGTATTCTTCCTTCAACTTTCAATTCTATAATTTCCGAAACAGAAGGAATGCCTAGCATTTCTTTTTGTTCTCCAATTGACATATAATAACCAATTGATGTGCTGTCTTTACTAAATGTAATTCCAGTAACATTAGTATTTTCTCCATCTGCAATGCATATTGTTTCTTTTGATAATCCATCGTCATTTAGATTCCAGATATTTGTTAATTTATCCGGTGTTCTTATTACTACATGGTCTGCTGTCGAAACATCATTAGGGTCAGCAACTACATACATAGATAAAACTGCTTCTCCTTCACCTGCTAATGTTCTTTTACCGGAACCTCCTTGAACAAAATAACTATTTGGAGTATCATACATTTTTTCACTGTAAGGTTGTTTTGTGTACCTTGACGAAAGTTCATTTAGTTTTATATCATTAGGGCTAAAATCATAAAAGCAAGTATGATTAGGTTGAAGTATTCTATAAAAAATATCTCCGGAAGCAACAGTATCATCTAATGTAATAATATGAATATTTTCTATAGCGTTTGTTATATCTATTTCATGAGACATAACATAAATTAACTTGTCGGGAGTTACACCATTTAAACTCTCTCCATCTGAGTGAGTACCTAAAGATATGCTATCTTCATCATTTACAATATATTTTCCATTTTCGGGTGCTAAATAACAACCCGTTAAATCTACCATGTCTAACCAAGGGAAATTTGAGGAACCTAATACTATTCGGACAACTGTTGTATTATTTGGTCCTTTGTCAGTAGATAATACATCTGCTGCGCTATTTATTTTAACTAACGCTTTGAAGCCAAATATCACACCATCTGCATCAGTAGATTCATTTGTTCTCGAAGTTCCTGTGTCTTTTCTACTAGCATAGTCTCCATCTAAAGAAATACCGTATATTCCAAATTCGTCTTCTACTGTTCTTAAACTCATTCCTAGAACCCTTGGGCAGCACATCCCAATATCTGCATTAGCAGTTGTTCCTTCTTCGATATTAAATCTATCAAAAATTATTGGCATATGGTGTTTATATAGCCTTTCTCCTAATAGAGTGCTACTTGTTCCAAATCCATTACTTGTTTGTAATAATTCAGTGAATCCGCTTCTAAAAGTATTTAATACTAAAGAAGGTTGTCCACTACCTGCTAATTTTACAGCAGCAGAATCCGAATCAATATCAATAGGCAACCATAAATTAGGTTGTCTTGCACTTGCATTTATTGTTCCTGCTAGAGTATTACTGCTATATTTAGTATGAAAGTCACTACCGGATTTCCCATACTTACTTGAAGTAGTATTTGTCATAATTGCACTTTTAAGCAAATGTATGTCGTCATCAAAATTAATAAAAGTATCTTGTTTTCCATGGCCTTTAATTGGCCCATACCCACTATCTGCATTTGTCAATCTTACTGCTGGTATGATGAATAATGGCGTATCTGTTCCACTTGCAGCAACATAATAATCTGCTCCACCGCTACCATCATGGATTGTTTTAAATATATTCTCATCACAAGTAATATCAGTAGTTGAGACACTAGCAACAACTCCCATAAATTTACCTGCGGAATCAACAATAACATCATTAGCAGAAACAACTGGATTTCCACTACATCTAATTACTTTTGAAGAAGGTATAGAACGAGCATATATGGCATTAGTAGAAGCATCTAATACTGCGCTCTTTCCATGCATTGTATATTGAAATGAAGGAACTACTCTATTGTTACTTGGTGGATTTTCTGGGTCGAATTGATTAAAGCAAAAATCAAAAACAACTTCTGTTAGTCTCATTATTGAAAAGTTTTTAAATGTAGGGTTTGCTGAACCTACAGATTTACTTGATGATTTTATTGCACCAAAAGAATATGCTGAATCTTTAGAAGTAATTCTTTTTGTTTCTCCGAGAACATTAGTTTTAGTGTCGGCAGAATCTACTAATAAATTTTCATCCATAAACATTATGCTATATTTAGTCAAATCCCTAGTATTATTAGGATTGAATAAACTATCTATCCTACTTCCAGAATAGGGTAGTAAATCACAATTAGAAAACAAAAACATCCTTGATGCTTTCGGGTCTTTGTTGTCTAAAACATCTTGTGCTATGTATGGGCTTCTTCCTAATGGTGTAGAATTATAAAGAGTTGGATTAGAGGGAATATAGAAACTATTTGAATAAGGATAAATATTTGCGCTGAATCTAAGTTGATTAAGGAATCTAGAACCAGTTGGTGAATCAAAACCTCTCGATTCTATTAAACTATGTCCTATTGAACCTTGAAAATCAGGGCAGGTAATATCAGTTCCTATAATATTATCTTCTAATACTCCATCAATATAAAAACCCGGATTAAATCTATATGCTGTAGAATAATATTTAACTTTGCTTAATTTTTCTCCGTAGAAATTAAATTCTTCCGAACTTGTGTAGCCAGTAATACTAGAATTAACTAAGTTAAAATTACCTTTTTCTATGTTCATTAATCTATAATAAGGACTACCAAACTTATGTGCATAAGAAGTTCTCGCTAAATCTGAATTATATGCTAATGGATAATCAAAAAGGCTTAATGTATTATCGGGAACAGTTGTAGAAGTTGCAGAATTAGCAGCACCAATTGTAGGATGTAATAAACCAACCATTTTTCCTGTATGTAAATGACCGCCATTTAAGAAATTCAATTCATAATTTTGTTTAGAACTCCCAGAATTGGTTCGCTCACCAAAATCTAATGATTCAACTACTGAATTTACTGCAATATTATTAACATTTCTATCTAAGTAAATTTTTTGATTTGTACCGTCGTGTTCCGAACCAACAAAGAAACCAACAAAAGTACCCGCAACATAGATAGATTTCCCATACTGTTCTCTAGGTGAAGTTAATGTACCTAAAGCAGTTCCGCTTGACGCAACATCTTGTAAAAAGTTTTGTTCGGAAGAAACAGCAGCACATTTAAAAAATCTATTTCTTCCCGTTAAAAGAGTATCTAACTGATTTGCATAGTTTATATCAACCCTACCTAAAGTTAATGGCACATAAGGAGCAACTAAAACTGTAGTATCAAATTTACCACGCTTAATACCTATTACTGTAAAATCCATTAATGTATTTATTGTTTCAAAGGTTGAAAAACTACTATGTGCATTATTATCTAATCTTGCTTGAAATGCTGAATCGCTTTTCATTTTAGTTGCAGAACTTAAATAGTAACCTCTTGCTTCGGAATCGCTAGAAATAGATGTTCCAATTAACTTACTACTTTCTTGACCATCTATGGTTGTTCCTGTACCTGCGCCGGAATGGGCAATAATAGTTCCACTGTCAAAATATAGTCCTTTATTTGATACTCCATCTAAACTAGAAACCGACTCAACTAGTGAATTAGAAGCAAGGGCTTTATTGAATATATAATTTTTTGTAGATGAGGTGTAAAGAGTCATAGTTCCTTCTGCTCTAGGAAAGTCTTCTAAAACTACTGTATTTGCACCTGATGTAGCGGTAGTGGTTCTACCAATATAACTCATCATTCCATTATTATATTCGCCAAATAAAGATGTTCCAGCCGATATTGAAACTGTTGCTGCTACTGAGATATCTGCTGCTGTTTTTAAAGCAATAGTTTTACTTCCTAAATCATAAGTAATTGCCGCCTGTACTCCATTATCCGAATCATCTAAGAGAGTAGTTAATTTATTGTATGGACTATCACTAGAATAAATCATATCTTTTGAAAATAAAGTATTTTTATCAATTATATTTGAAATTAATTTTCTAGATTGGCTGTTAGCAACAATTGTCATTAAGTTAGTTCCATTTTCTATTGAGTTTTCTATGCTTTCTATTTCACCGTTTAATCTTTCTATTTCAATTGTATAATTACCCGATGCATAAATTAATTGATTAGTTAAACTATACGAAGAATTATTAAAATCAAGAGTTAATAATTTCTTTTTAGCATCGGAGGAAGTTACAGTTGCTTCAAGTGACTCTAATTTAGAATTACCTAAAACAACATATAAAACAGAACTACGATTATCTATTATTGGATAATCTGTTAATAGTGTTTTATCTGTTTGATTATATGCTCTTCTATAAATAACATCATTTTCTGTAAGAGCATATGTGGTAGTTGTGAATGCGGATTCTGTTTCTAGTCTTGTAAAGTCTTCAAAGGTTATATCTTGTGAAAATGTAGAAAATGAATCTATGGTTTTAACAATTAATATTCTTTCCCCTACTCTTACTTCATCTCCAACATTTATAAAAGAAGAAATATCAAAATCAGTTTTAATTGTATATTCTGGATGAGAACTTACTGCTGTAACCTTAACGGGTAAAGCAATCCAATCAAAGAAATTTGCTCGATGTACTTGGTGTCTTATTCTTATTGGTGAAAACTCCGGTATTTTAGAAGATAACATTCTAGAACTATCGACAATTTTAACTTCACCATATCCACCCCTAGCCCCTATTGATTCTTCTATAAAACAATCAATTGTGTTTTCTGTTGAATTAGATATTGTCGGAGAAAAGTCATAGTGTAAATATCTTTTTGGCCCAGTGTAGTCTGCACCACCGCTATGATTTCCATATTGGGCTCCATGTGATTCATCGTCTTCTCCTTCGGAATCCCTTCTAGCATTTACAAAACAAGAATCTCTATCAAAGGGGTTAAATGCAGTATTAGTAACTCCTTCGTTACTAGTATGTACTAATGGGTCATCTTGTTCTTTTAACTTATCAACCAATTGCACATTCATAGAAAACTTACTAATATCTACAACGCTAGTACCGAACTCAGGAATAGTAGTAAAAAAACTTCTTTCGTCTATTATAGTAGATTCCAAACCAGTATTGAATTTAATACCGTATTTTTCGTTGTGATTCAGTTCTCCTTTCTTATCTAAGTATTCGTCAAAAAAGTAAAATAAAGGTCTTGAGCATATTAAAGAGTCACTTAAGGAAGGACTTATTCCTGCCGAAATTGCATGTGGATGATTAAAAGTAGGTATAGGAAAAGAATAAAGTTTGAACTTAGTACCAATAGGAATTTCATTACCTAATTTTGGCTCAAAGTCAAAAGAGTCACCAGTTGAATCATCGCTATGAATTTCAGTAATTCTAGCAAAGTGGTGTTTTTTATAATCATCGGAGTGAATTAAAACAAAGTAATAATTATCGGTAATATTTTCAACATGCCCTATTTGAGTTGGACTAAAAGCAAAACCAGTGCTATTGTTATTATCATGGCACTTTATCCTAAAACCACTAGTTGTTTCCAAATTAGACATTTGTTGTCCAAGCCTTAAGTTTTTAGTGCCGGTAGAAGTAGCAGGGTTACTCACAACAATATTAGTAGAATTAGTAATGAAGTTTATAACCGTATTATCAGGAAAACTAAGGTCTGTGCTTTGTATTGATTGCCCTACAAATAAGCCACTAGTTGAACTAACTGTGACTGATGTACTTTCATTTGCGGTAGTCGCACTATTTAAAGAAGTAACTCCTAAAGCAGTAAAAGTTCTTGTAGATGAGGGAATATCATTTCCACTATCAGTTAGTACATTAGGATAAATAGCGGTAAAGTTTTGTTTTAAAGTAGAAGCAGTAGTAACTTTAAGTTTAGGGTTAGTTGGACAATTATAGGCGACTTCTTCAAAGGTTCTATCCGCAGTAGTTGAATCTGTTGCAGAAGCACTTAATGTTACTTGTCTTGAACCGTCAGTTGATTTGGCGGTAATCGTTGTTAAAGAAGGAATACCATCGCCAGTAACAAACATACCACGATAAACTTGATTAAATACAGTAGTGTTCGCTAAAGTTAAAGTTGTATTACCACCAGTAGTACAAGATAAAGTTAAAACAGATGGATTTTTAGAAATGGCAACTATTGTCATATGTCTATCTCCTCAAATCTTAGATAAAGTAAAGTATCGTCATAATTAGGTAATAAATTTCTAATGCTGAATGATTTTCTTGGTTTATTTACAACAGACAATTCATGTAAAATTCCCATAAATTGTTTATTTGTAGTAGAACTACCTGCCCCAACAGAACCACCTGTTGCTCCAATATAAATATCACTTGCTCCAAAGGAGAAGGTTCCTGTTCCAGAAATTGCATTCGTTTGGCTACCGCCGGAATCAAATAGTTTTAATTTTTTACCATTTAAAAATAATTCTATGCTTTTATTTGAAGAGTTGAAAGAACAACCTATGTGAAACTGTTGGTTTATGTATGCTGCATCTCTCTCAATCGGGAGGTATAAGTCAGTTGTCGTACTACTAATAGAAGCAGTATGCGAGCCACCTGTGACCCCTAAACTACTTGCATTAACAGCAGTAACACGGCCCAAGGAAACGAAGTCAAAGCCATCTTTGACATAAACAACTTCACCGACTGAAACTATGGCTGTTCCACCACTACTAATTTGATTTACTAAAGGACTATGTGCATCACTACCATTAAAATTATCAAAAGTAGCAATTTTTTTATATTGTAATAAACCGTTAGAATCGAAACCTACTTTATCACTAGCATCATTATAGAAAAATTGCCTACCACTATTAGCAGTAATTATATTATTACTTGTTAAGGTTGTCGTGGTTGTTCCAATTGTTATTGCTACTTTTAATTTATATTCCGCAGGTTGATTAACATTGGTGCTTGTATTATTTAATAATGAAAGACTTAATCCCGAACTATTAAACACCATCATTTCGTGTGTTATTCTTGCTGCGTTTGTTAAATATTTTGAAGATTGATAATCTGTTTGGGTTGGCGCAGAAGAAGTTCCATCTAGAGAAGAAGTTGGTGGAGAAGGCATAATTTTATGTGATGATGGAGTAACAAAATAAACTCTTGCGTTTGTTCTATTACTACTTGTAATGCTATCCCTAGAAATTGTTATTCTTGTAGCACTTGTTATTTCACTAATAAAAGTTTCTTCTCCAAAATCTGAATTGTTCACAACTCTCATACCCACCTTTAATTTAGCAGTTGAATCCATATCAATGATAGTTCTAGCACTTGTTGTATAATCACAAGTATCATCAATTATTTCACTGGGCCTATCCTTTCCACCAAATTCTGCTGACTTAGTTGCTTGTCCATCACCATTTACATCAAATGGAGTCAAAACAGTTTCAAGTGTGAAAGAATCTTCGTGCGAAAATAAACCATATCCCAAATCATATGTAGAGTTGGGAACATTATCGCTATAATCAATCTTTAAATGACCATTACACATAACGGGAAAAACCAAACCCCTTTGTTTTCCAGTTAAAATTTTATACAAAATAACACCTCAAGGAAAGACTCTTGCTAATTCAAATTCTAATGAGAAAGAAAGGTCATGTGATTCTGCTTCAAAATTACAAGTGAAACTACGAACAAACCCAAGCAAACCAGTATCGGTTGAAGTTTCAGGAAATCCTTCTAAAGGAATAGGAACTAATTCATTTTCAAGAGTATTTGCAGAACCTCTTGAATGAAATGTTAGCGGTACTAAAACTCCCGTACTTCTATCATTAACATCGACTCCACTCCTAGTAGCATAGTCATTTCCTACAAAAGAAGGCATTAATATTAGCAATTCGGAGAAGGCTTGGTTTCTTGCAAAACTTGTAGCGTCAACACCGGAAGCAATCATTTGTGCAACTTCATGGGCAGTAAATGTTCTTGATGTTGCTACTCCGGCAATAGTTTTTTTAATAACTGTATCGCTAATAAAACCACTAAGAGAAATTGTTTTATTTGCAACCCCTATATCTAAAGCAACTTGTTCAGATTCACCAGTAAAAAATGTCGTAAAAGGAACAGGTAATGCAGGTTGTGTTTTAGTTACACTTATTCCTACGGTGCTTACATCTAAAGGTATTGTATCTACTGTTAAATCAGTACCAGTAAAATTTTGGGTTTTAAGATATACATAAGTCATTTTTTCACCTCAAATTAAATTACCGAAAGGAACTCTTCTATTTATTTTATTGCCAATCATTTTACCTAATTGTTCTGCAACTCTTCTCATTTCGGCATCGGAAGTATCTTTAGCATTGATAGTGATATTAAAAACATTAGTATCTCCACCAACCATTCTTTTAGATTGGGAATTAGAATACACCCTTGAACCAGCATTTAAATTTAAAAGTTCAGGCCCTCTTTCTCCTACTAATGATAAGCCACCATGAGAAGTACCGCCATTAGCAAACTTTCCTTTTATGGTTCCAAATACTCCTTCTTCTTTTAGACTATCTTTTATTGAGTTATAACCACCTTTTATCTTTTTTACTGGATTTAAGAAATCTCTTATTTGAACGGACAAACCTATCAATTTTCCACCCGCATTTTTAATAGAAGTAAGTAGTTGTTCTTTTCTTACTTCTATACTAAATGAGTTTTTAAGTTCTGCAAAGAACTCAGTAAAACCAAAAATAATATCATTCTTTGTTTTTATTAAGAAATTTATAGCATCATTATACAATGTAGTAAAGTAATGTTGTATTCCAGCAAGGAAATCATTTATATAATCCTCTATATGTTGAAATTTTTCATCAAAGTTATCATTTAACCAATACGCTACACTAAATAAAGCCGCTAGAACAGCAACTCCAATAAGAACAGGTAATGCAAAAGTAGCAGCAATTGACAACGCTAATCCAATTAAAAATTGGACAACAATTAAAGCCACTACTACTAATGCTACTTTCATTATAATACTAGTAACTTTTCTTCTAAAGTCAGGGTCTTTGTAGAATTTATAGACAGCATCCATAAGCAAATCAAATCCGGCTACTAACGCTAAGAAACCTGCTTCTAAAAGTATTCTTCCAGTTTTCTTAAGAACTTGAATCCCTTTGTCTACAAATTTTCCAGCATAGTCTAAGGCTTTTGTATAATCACCGTTGATAAAAGCAGAAACCATTTTCCAACCAACTTTTAAGAAATCGAAGACCATTAAGCCTAACTCCTTTATGTCGTCTATCACCCCAAACTCTTTCAATATTTTAAAATATCTTTCTAAGAATTTAACTATAATAAATATTGCTACTATAGCAACCATTCCAAGAATTAAATATTTAAATAGCATTGACATAAGAGGCTGTAGTTTCATAGTAAATTTTCTCATTTTCATTCTAAACGCTATTGCATCTTTTGAAAAAGGATTAAATCCAGCATAAAATAACTTAACTGTTTTAGTTATTCCTAAAAGAGGAAACAATAACATTTTAGCACTTTTTAAATTATCAGTAACTCCCTTTGCATTTGCTCTTGCAGCATCCTTTCTTACTGCTCTACCTGCTTTTAATTGGTCTCTTTTTTGAGCAAATCTTTCTTTAATATCTGCTGCTAATGCTGCACCTGCTCTACGAAAATCTCCCTTTCCTTCATTCTTTGCTTTCATTTTTGCTAACAGTACAGCATCTTTTATTCTATTCTTGTCAAAAGCATATTGAATTTTAGCAGTTTTTTGTATCTGTAATTTTTCTTCGTCTAATAAAGAGTTGCGATTCTTCATAAATTTTATCGCTCTTAACATAGATTTTTCTCTATCACCAGTGGCTTGAAATACACTTTGATATGCTTCCGAAAATACTAATGCTTTTTGGTCGGTGTCAGCCAATTTTTTTGTTCCTTTAATTAATTCATATTGACTGTCATTAATTTCTACCATTACTTCATTTAATTTCTCATAGCCTTTTATTTTATCTAAAAGTGACTTTGCTGCCTCAGATTGGGCTTTCATATTTGCTTTTGACCGAGTTTCAAAACCAGCCAAAATAGAAAGATATGCTCTTATTTTATTTTGTGTACTCCATAAAGGAGTACCGGAGACTAAACGACTAAATGTAGTCCAAGCCTTTCCTGCGCCTTCTGTACTAGCCGCCGCAGAAGTAAGAGTCTTGGTTAATCCCTTAAACTCAATACCTGCGCTAATTGTTCCAGTTCTAAGAGTTTCTAAAGAATTAATAACATCATTAACCATTTTACCTACTCCTACTCTTACGCTCCATTTCTTTTTGCATTTTTTCCATTTCTTCTGATTTTATAGTTTCAAAAGTCATATGAACTTGTAATAGGTCTTTTACTAAATTTACTGGCATTTTATAAACTTCTAAGGGGCTTATCGCTAAGGCTTTAGATAAAGTATAAACGGTGATTAAGGACATTATATCAGGAGAAGAATCCTTCCCTCTCATACAATCCCTTATTCTTCCTTTTTTACTTCATCCTCCTGCATCATAGCCATTGGATTAGGCAGGATTTCTTTTAATTGATTACCGACATATGGGCTTAATCGTAGCATGTCGAGAGTTGAAAGTGATGGCTCAGTCTTTTCAATAAAGTTTTCAACCATGTATCTATACATGGCCTGTAAATCAATATCAAAAGATTGAGTTCTTTGGTCTATCTTCATAACTGCATTAAGGGCTTTTTCGGCTTCTAGCCAAGTAGGTTCCTTAATCCAGACTTTTAAATATTCATCTGATTCGGGAGACACTTTAACATAGTGTTCCTTCGCTTCTACAAGTGCAAATAAAGCACTCTTTTCTTTAACAATTTTTTTACTGTTTAACATATTATCCACCTTCAAAAACCAACAAACAAACAAACGGTGTGTTGGTGGAATATGATTACTCTAATTTAGAATCCTTTTTTGGAGTCACCTTCGGAGTATCTTTCTTAGCCGGTTTCTTTTTAGAAGCCGCTTTTAATCTTTCTTGAATCAAAATTCCTTTTTCGCTCTTTGAAACCATATAATCACCCCTGTAAAACCCAATGTGTTTTAACTGTGCATGAATTTAATGTTCTTGGCATTACAGTTCCTTCTACTGTAATTGGCCCTTTATCATCAGGAATAGTAAAGTTAGCAGAACTTAAGTAATAATCTTGCAACTTAATAAGAATTTGTTCACCATTTGCCTTATCAAATTGTAAAGTAAGCAAAGTTGAAGCGGTATCATCTACTTCTGTTTGGTTTAATAATTGTTCAAATAACTTATC